TGGGCACTCATGCTTCATTAGGTCAACCCTAATGTGCATACATTTTCCTTATCTAGTTATTACTGGATTCTCTAGAATGCTTTATTTTTTCTTCAACATCCTCTAACAATCGAAGAGTGTAATAATGAAATCTATCTGTCACCCAACGGAGATCTTCTTCTTTTATATCTTTGTAAACTGACTCAAGAAGTAGTTCACGAGAGGGGCATTTGAGAAACTGAGACACTAATGCCAAAGCTTTAAAACGACCTTTTGTGAACTCATCAGTCATCAGCTACTCCCCACCACTTCTGCTACAGTGTCATCTTTAGCTTCCTCTGAGATCTTAGTCTCAATAATACTAATAATCTCAAGAGCACCTTCTACTTTCAGGAATCCTTCCTTTGTACGAATCAAAGACTCCTCACTATTTTTGATATTGGTAGCAAGTTCCATCCTTTGATCAATCAATTGTTTTTTTAGATCTGCAATTACAGTTTCCATAATTAAAAGTCACTAACTAATTACTAACACTATTTGTCACTGGTAACAATCTTTATCGGTGCCTGTTCGATTCTTATAGTCTGAGTAGGTACAGCAGATGGTAGATTTTCTTTATCTTTACCATCTTTCTTTTTCTTACCTACATCCACAGAAAATGTGGCTAGACATCCCGTGAAAACGCTTGCTATGAAAGTTATGTCCTTGGGTCCACCATCTTTTGCTAACCCTGGAAAAGTGATGTAGTTCAAAGAAATTATGAAACCGGCCCAGACCATTACACCCAAGCGAATAAAGGTTCCTAGAATTTCTAGTTGCTCTTCTTTATCATCAAGACTTTCTTTAAGTTTACCGAGAGGTCCTTTCTTCTTAGGCTCCTCTCCTTCTTTGTGATCTTTTGTACAAGACATATCTAAATTTGTATATAAAAATAGTCTACAGGCATCAATTTTTGATATGTAATTCTTGTTTATATAGATGATAGACTTATGAATATTTATACTTAAACATCATGTGGAAGATACTCCCTTTTCTTCTGTTGTTTGCAGCCCCAGTCAGAGCAGATATTACTCATAAACTATCGAGCAGTGTTCAGCTTACTGTCAACGCTGCTGCAACAAACGTAGAGCGTCTAGGAAATACATACAGTGTTTCTGGAAACAACGTAACAACTCAGTACACACCTGAAGGTGGTTCAGCTACAAATTCAATTGGTTCTTTAACAGTTACATCAGGAGTAGGTTCAATACCTACACTCTCAGCAGTCCAGGCTACAGCGGGAGAAAGCTTCAGCTTCACTCAAAGTTTTACTCAAGGAGATGCCTTGGTAACTTCTGCTCCAGCTACAGGTGCTGTAAGTGCATTCTCTAATCAGACTTCTACTGCAGCTGGTACAGCTTCAGGATTGGCTGGTACTATTGACTCCAGTTCAACAATTGGTCTTACAGCTGGTGGTGCAGGAACAACAGCTACAGGACAGTTTGTAAGTGAGATTAGTATCAAATGAAGCTAAAGGATCATGCTTTTGCAATCAAAGAAAATGAAGATGAGAAAGATCCTGAAAAGTGTGATACCTGTGGTCGTATTAAGCTCACTGAATGTATCTGTAGAAGCCGTTCCCATCGTTCCCAACTTTCAGAGTGGTAGTCTTACCAGTCATACTGAGACATCCAGTACGGTAACAGAGACAATAAATGTGATCGAATACCAGACGGGCTGGCAATATACAGTTACAGGTAATAATATAAGCACAGATAGTAACAGCTTGGTACCTCCGACTACGAGCACAACCCAAGCAGTAAATGGAATTAATTCTACGTGGACAAGCCTAGATGCTACAAATATGCCGAGCTTCTCTGTAACAGATTCAAGCAAACCTTGGCAACTAACAACAACACTCAGTCAACCAGGGTTAAAATCTCAGACCATAATCCAGAGGACCACCGAGGTAACCTCAGTCACAGACACGGTTTCCACGTTCAGTCAGTAAAGTATTTACTAGTTGCATTAAATATATTCAGTGCTCCCATCTATGCCAATGAAGTAGGTGGTGTCAGTGCTACTGCTAATCCTGTAGCTAACAGCTCAGGTAGTGTTACCAACCAAGCAATACAAGTTTTACAGGGACCATATATAACTAACACTTATGGCAATGGAGTTCAGTGTCAAGGATCTACTTTAAACATTACTCCCTTTGTAACTTTGAGTGATTCATGGAAGGAACCATATCAAAGCGAATGGCTTGATCCAGTGTACGACAATAGTGATACCAACAATGATGGTGTGTTAGACAATCCAGGTTCTATACTCTATTACAAACCTACCAGGACAGGTCAGAAATCCAATCATAATGTTGGATGGGGCATCTCAGCTACAATATCCATACCACTTGATAAACGTCATAATGAGGGCTGTCTGAAGGCTGCTGACATACAGAATCAATATCATGCCCAGCTGGTTGCTAATAAAAGATTAGACTTTGAGATTTCAAGATTGAAGCACTGTGCCGAGCAGAGAAAATTAGGAGTGTCATTCCATCCTAAAAGTCCTTCATATCAAATCTGTGCAGATATTGTTGTAACAAATCCTCATGGTGTTATTCCTAATCATCAACATAAGATTCCAAAATAAGTTTTATTTTTTCTTCAAAGGTGGTAATCCTTTCTTCTCACGATATTGATTAGTTTTTATTTCTGCACGAGAAGGTTTACCTATTTTTTTACCCAGTAAACCCTTAATTTTCTTAGTAGCTTGCTTTAATAAAGGCTTTATTAACCTTAATAATAGGGGTGTAGAAGCTGCAGCTGCTGTTGCTACCACTGCGATTGCAGCTGTTGTACTTACTTGAGGTACAGTTGGTAATAATTTTTCGACAGGTGAGGTCAATTCATAGTTTGTTATACAGGTTTGACCATCTTCAGAGAGTGTATGAGATACAACCTTTTCCCTGGATTCAGCATTTCGCATATCACCTACCCTCTGGTCTGTAGGTCCAGGGCATGGTACATCTTCCTTCGGAGTATTTGGTATATCTTCAAGATTAGGTTGAGGTGTATCTGTCTCTGGAGGTGGAGCTACAGGAGGAACTGATTGTTCCTCTACATATATCATATTCTCTGGCTCATAATTGATAGGTTCAAACCAGGGAACAGAACCATCACACATGACACGAGATCCTCGTTCATCCTGATTTACAAGTTCTATAGAATTTTTATTCGCAGGATTGTATTTAACACAACCTGGAACATCTATTATCGGAGATCCAATAGATAAAGTTACTGGTGGAGTTTGAGGTATTGAATGATTGATATTATAAATAGGAAATGGTTTAATATCTATCTGCCCTATTCCTATGATCTGTATCTCAGACACTTAACAATCTTTAAAGTCTCTAGCCATCTGACCACCTATTTCTGCACCTTGTTTCTGTCCAAACATATTAAAGAACCCAGCTACTAACCATCCCACATATGGTATCTCTGTAAGAGCAGGAGTTATAGGGGCAGTAATACTGGCTGCTGCTAACTTCCCTGTAGCCTCTCCAGAGCCTTCTGCTTTGATACATGCAATCTGTTTCTCAGTTAGTTCAGAGCTCTCTGAGACGCTTCCAGAGCCTTCTCCTGCTACTGACTGTTCAAATGTTTTAATTTCTGCTTTACCTAAACCAAGAAAACCTGCTGGTTTATCAATCAACTTTTCATTTCCAATTATCTTTGGTGAATGAGATTTATATCTAATGGTATATCCTTTCTCTGTAACACTTGCTACATAGCTTGTGTAAGGTCCTATAGGTAAATTTATTATCGGTAAACTACTTTTTCTATTGACTGTTGACTGTATTAAAGCAAGATGAGACAGACCAAATAATATTCCTAAAGAACCTACAAGTATTTTCCTCGATTTAGATGGTCTCTGACTATACATTTTTCATGTTATATATACTTATTCTACTGTTATTTTTATAAACTAACCAGTCTGACTATTCAAAAAAAGTACCTACCTCATCGGCTGGATCAGGAGTGTTAGTTTTAGCCCATTCAAGATACTCTTTATAATCTTCATTCTTTGGGTCAAAAGGTATGCAACTATGTGGAGGATTATCAAGATTTTTAAATACAAAATCAGTTTCTCCTGTTAGTGGATTTTTGTGTAATTTATAAAGTGCCATAATTAAAGTTCAGCTGAAAATTCGGCAAAGGAGTTGTCATCAAACCCAGCCCTGAGATACTTGTTTGAATCTCCAGTGCTGCCTGTTTGATTATTATACTGAAAGAAATGACAGCCAGCAGCTCCCATATCATTAAAACTAGAGACTGTATGACTACTCATACCAACCTGTGGCAAACCTAATTGTAAACTACTGCCAATAGTTGCAGTTGGTGCTGCTCTCATTTCTGGATAAAATCTGAAATCTATATAACCTCCAGTGTTACTGGGAGCTTCATTAATCATAGGAAATGACATTCTATTATTGTTTCTTTTTGAATCTTTTCCTATCATGAAAAAATATCTTTTACAAAGCTCAAGCTCCTTTGCGTAGCTGCGATGCTCAAAATCTGTTGCCACGCTGCCTACTTCTAATTGTATTCCTGTAATAAAAAAGTCATTTGAAGTGCTATCAAAAACATTTACCTGTCCTGTAGCTCTAGCAGTAGAAGAAAATGATGCCCATGCACTTGGTAGAGTACTGCCAGCAAAATCTGTTCCAGCCATTAACCAAAAGAAAATTCTTAAACTTGCCTGATTGTCATTACCAAAAGCACCTGTTGTATCGGCTGGAAAAGTTAAAGTTACTTTTTGCCATGTATCTGCTGAACTAATTGTATAACTCTTTGAAACGTGCCTATTATTATCATTATCATATAATTCAACAACATGAATACCTGTTTTTGGTGATTTTACATGAAAAGAAATTGTATATTGTTTTGCCTGTGCTGTTCCTTTACAAAAAACCTGTACATCTTGACCTTCTAATCTATGTTCTATAGCAACAAAATGCCCTGCACTTACAGTTCCACTTGCTGTTGTGCAATCATATTTTAAACTATTTGAAAATCCATACCCTGCTGGAACATCTGTGCTTTGTGAAGCAGTATATCTCATGCTTCCAGTTCCAGCTTGTCTGTATCTATCAGGAGCAAAATAACCTTCACTTGCTCCAGTATCTGATGCCGAGGTTGATCTTTGAAAAACTAGAAATCCTCCGTTAATATTTATTCTTCTATTACCTATCTGACCACCATTAACAGAGGTAACATTGGCAGTGCAAGTACCATCATTAGCTACTGTTATCGCATCCGATGATGCTGATACTCCTCTGATTCCTCCGACTTTTAATGTACTCATGGTTTTGGATTAGCGTCCTTTACTTCTTTAATAGAATTATAAAATGCACTAAACTTAACTTTTAAATCTGCGTCAGCATCTATTGCATGCCAAAGTATCCCTCC